ATGGTAATAGCAAATGACCCGGTAATGATGCTCGGCCAGATGGTCAACGCTGTTCTGATTAGTGATACCTCGGCAAAGGTGAATTCGATCCTCTGCCTGCTGATAATCGGAGCGTTAATGTTCTATCAGCGTCGAGGCGCAAGACACCGGCCAGCGATATCGTTTCTGGCTTACCTGACAATCCTGGTGTACGCCACCATCCCCTTAAAACTAATTTTCGGTCTGTACCCTCAGTCACACTGGCTGGTGGTGCTGGCAAACATTCTTATCTGCGGTGCTGTTCTCTGGTTCAGAGGGAACGTCGCACGTCTGGTTGATGCACTGAGGCACTGATGAACCAATCACAATTTCAAAAGGCGGCTGGTATAAGCGCCGAGTTAACTGCGCGCTGGTATCCGCATATTACAGCCGCGATGAAAGAATTCGGTATTACCACTCCCCTGGCTCAGGCGATGTTTATTGCTCAGTGCGGACATGAAAGCACAGGGTTCAGCCGTCTGGTCGAGAGTTTTAACTACAGCATTGCAGGTCTGGATAATTTTGTTAAAGCCAAACGCCTTACGCAGGATCAGGCCAATTCACTTGGGCGCCGGCAGAGCGAACCTTCACTCCCATTACAGCGTCAGCGTGCAATTGCCAATCTGGTGTACAGCAAGCGGATGGGTAACAACGCCGCCGGTGATGGTTGGCTCTATCGCGGTCGCGGAATTATCCAGGTCACGGGGCTGAACAATTACCGAACCTGCGGTGACGCCTTAAGGGTCGATTTAGTTGCTCAGCCAGAACTACTGGCTCAGGACAATTATGCCGCTCGCAGCGCAGCATGGTTCTTTGTGACGAATGGTTGCCTCAAATGGGGCGGAGACCTTGAGCGAGTGACCCAGATTATCAATGGTGGGCAAAATGGTATTGATGACCGCCGTGCCCGCTTCCTCAAAGCTAAATCTGTCCTGGTGGTGTGATATGCAATTAATCGAAAACTGGCAATCAGCCTGGAAATTGTGGTCTGTGCGCATTCTGGCTGTTCTGGCCATCGTCGCTACGTCGTGGGCCGCGGTACCGGATAGCGTGAAAGCGTTAATACCGGATCAGTATTTGGGCTACGTTGTCGGCTTTGTCTCTGTCTGCGCTGCTATTGCTCGCATCATTAAGCAGTTCAGCCTGTCCGACAGTGGCGCCAATACGGATCAGCAGTCATGACCACGATGGAAATCATTGTAGGGGCTATTGCTACGGTGCTGGCTCTGATATTCGGTGCATTTCATCTCGGTAAAAGCCAGGGAAAAGGTATCGCTACTGCTGAGGCCGAGACACAGAATGCAGAAAATACTGCCGCCGGTAACGCCGCCGTGGCAGAACGCCGGGTGGAGGTAACGAAAGGGGCCAGCGATGTACAGCAGACTGTTAGCCATATGCCTGATGACGATGTTGATCGGGAGCTGCGCGAAAACTTTACCCGCAAAACCTGAGGTCATTGACACCGCCTGCAACTGGGTGCGGATCATCTATCTGACCGACCACGATATCGACGTGCTGGACAAGCAAACCAAGCGCGACATTCTGGCGCACAACAAATCAGTGCTGGCTAACTGCCCGAAATGATTCAGAGGTAAATCATGCTTTTTTATGTCGATAAAGAATATCCAAATCAGGGTGGTTTCATGGAAAGGGTACTGATGCAGCACTTATCAGAAGATGGCTTTTTTCATCTCGAACTGGTTGAGCTTGCTGACAATTTCCGGACTCTGGGCTTTGAGGTTAACACCACGGACAAAGACGGTTCACGTGGGTTCAATTCTGTTACCGCTGGCTTTAACAATTTTATTGAAGCGCGTGAATACTTTTTGACTTGCTCAAAACTGGATCGGCTTCCTGACCCTCCTGCAGCCAAGGAAGCGGCTGGTATTGAAGAAAGGAACACGCAGGATGCCCGAAGCGTATTCCTTAGCAACCTTGATGCCGAAATTAATCAGGCTTACTCATCATTGACAGAGCTTTTGAATATACGTCGCGACGCGACTTCCTCCGACTAGCTGCGGCCGCTGGTTTAAGGGTGTTTAGTTCATTCACTGCTTTTGTGAATTTCGCCCTCACGTTACTGGCGCTATCTGTTTGCATCTCGCTGAAGAGGCAGGATATAGCGATAGATAAGATCTCGGTCTCACCTTTGAGTGACTCCAGTTCTTCGACGATTTTCTGAAAAACTTTCTGGTTATCAACGGACATAAAACGCTCCTTGCTTTGTGTGTGGAAACTCAAAGATAAGCGAGTGTTACTTTTTGCAACATCCTGATATTCGATCAGTGCCGCCACCGTGCGGCTTCGATAATGCTCCCCACATCGCACAGAGGTAAGAAATGGCAGAAATCACCGCAGCAGAACAGATTCGACTGAACCTGCTTTCCACCCTGAACTATGACACAGCAGCAGCAAAAGAAGCGATTGCGTTTGTGCAGGACAATCAGTTGAAGTATCAGATTTTCATTCAGCAGTTCGACCGGGTTGTAACCGAATCGGAAGTGGTGGCCAAGACCATCAAAGCGATTCAGGAAGCTACTGAAGCACTAGCGCTGTTTGAGACCGCTGCTGAGCAGTCCAGCTAAGGCATTACAAAAGCCCCTCACGATAATGCGTTATTACTTATTTCTTGGAGGCCATATGCGCCTGACAGTTCTCGACGACGATCCGGGCGAACGCATCGAACCCGGTCGCGAGCGTATCACGGTGTACCTTGATGGTGTTGAGGTGAAGCACGTCTTCTCGGCTGATAGCGATAAAGGCGAGGTGATTGCCGCCGTGCTTGATAGCCGGGGTTTACCTCACTGCCGAGAACGGCTAGGTTAAGCGCGAGACTCTGTTCGTCATGTGAGGATAGAGCGGTCACCTAAATAACAGGACCAGATCATGGGCAAAGAACCGCGCATCTACGGCAGCAAGTGGGATCGAGAGCGTCTTATCTTCCTCCGTGCTCACCCCTTATGCGTCATTTGTCACGAGCAAGGCAGGGTGACAGCGGCAACGGTGGTTGACCACATCATCCCGCACAAACTGAAAGAGGCTCTGCGCTCTGGTGACAGCCAGGCAATAGCGAAGGCGCAAAAGCTATTCTGGAGCCGGAAGAACTGGCAAGGGCTGTGTAAGCAGCATCATGACTCCACGAAGCAGAGAATGGAGAAGCGCGGCACCGTCATCGGTTGTGATGAGAGCGGCATACCGCTTGATCCTAACTCGCACTGGTTCAAATGATAATGAATCTCATTTTGGTGGCAATATGATTGAAAATGGAATAATTTCAAAATCAAATGATATCAATTCTCATCTTAGGGGGAGGGCGGGTCAAAAGTCCAGAAGCCTGACCCCAAATGACCGCCGCCCATCCTTTTTGTACAAAACCGCGAAATGAAAAGATTTTTTCTGGGAGGTTCCGATGGCAGGACGACGCCCGAAACCGACCCATCTCAAAGTGGTCTCCGGGCAACCCGGGTAAACGCAAACTCAACGATAAAGAACCGACTCCGGCGCGAGAAATTCCAAGCCCGCCGGCGCACCTGACCGACTGGGGAAAGGTTGCCTGGGGCCGGTTGACTGTTCTCCTTGACGGGATGGGGGTGTTAACGGTTGCCGACACCTTAGCCCTTGAACGGCTATGCGATATTTACGCTGATATCCTTCAGTTGCGCGACACCATAGCAGTAGAGGGAAGAACCTATACCGTCCAGACCGAGGGTGGTTTTCTTATCAAAGCTAACCCGGCCGTTTCGATGCTGGCCGATGCCGACCGCCGTTTTTAAAAAGTTACCTGGTTGAATTCGGTCTAACGCCAGCGGCAAGGGACGAAGGTGAAAGTGAATGGCGAAGACCCCGAAGAGGACACGCTCGACAAGTTCTTCGGTTGATCCTGCAACCCAATATGCGATGGATGTAACCTCGGGCAAAGAACTGGCTGGTCCTGATATACGCAACTCATGCCAGAGACACCTCAACGATCTACAGTCATGTCATGTCCGTGGTCTGCACTGGGATGTTGAGGCGGCGCAACGCTCGATTGACTATTTTGCGAAAGTTTTGAAGCTCAATGGTGGTGATTTCGAAGGCGAGCCTTTCGTGTTGCTGCCATGGCAGTGCTTTATCGTTGGGTCTATTTTTGGCTGGAAAAACGCCAGAGGTTTTCGCCGGTTCCGAATGATCTATGTGGAGTCCGGGAAGGGATCCGGGAAATCCCCTCTTTCTGCGGGTATAGGGCTTTACTGTCTCACTGCGGATAAAGAAGCACGCGCTGAAGTTTATGCCGCTGCCACGAAGAAAGACCAGGCAATGGTCCTTTTCCGTGATGCGGTCGCGATGGTGGATCAATCTCCAGCTCTTTCCGCACGTATTCAGAAATCAGGTGGCGCCGGAAAGGAATGGAACCTGGCTTTTCTTCAGTCTGGCTCCTTCTTTCGTCCAATTAGTTCAGATGACGGGCAGTCCGGCCCGCGCCCACATTGCGCTCTTATTGATGAAGTTCACGAGCATAAAAGCAATCAGGTTGTTGAAATGATGCGTGCCGGTACCAAAGGCCGTCGGCAGGCGCTGATTTTCATGATCACCAACAGTGGGCACGATAAAACCAGCGTCTGCTATGACTATCACGAATACGGTCGAAAGGTTTCTGCCGGTTCGATAGAAGATGACAGTTTTTTTGCTTTCATTTTGTTCTCTGGATGAAGGAGACGATCCTTTCAAGGATGAGTCCTGCTGGAAGAAAGCTAACCCTTCGCTGGGTCACACCTTTGAAGAAAGCTATCTTCGTGAGCAGGTGACTCAGGCCCGCGGGATGCCATCGAAAGAGAGCATCGTCAGACGTCTTAACTTCTGTCAGTGGGTTGACGCTGCGAATCCGTGGATGAGCAGTGATGTATGGATGGGTTGTGAGGAGAGCTTTGAGCCAGATGAACTGGAAGGTGAGGAATGCTATGGCGGTCTGGATCTGTCCGGATCGCGTGATTTGACGGCGCTGGCGTTGTTTTTTCCAAAGCAGCGCAAGTTGCTGGGTGGAGTTCTGGACCCGAAAGATACATTGCTGGAACGGGCCAAAACGGACCGGGTACCTTATGACTCCTGGGAGCGCGATGGTCACATCCAACCACACCTGGCAAAGCAGTGGAAATACGGCTTTGTTGCCCAGCGCATTGCAGATCTTACTCAGAAGTTTGATATCAAGGCCATCGCCTTCGACCAGTATCGCATTAAATACCTTGAGCCGGAGCTAGAGGAGGCATCTGTTTCTGTTCCCTTAATTCCTCATGGGCAAGGGTATTACAAAGCGAAAGATTCCGGGCTGTGGATGCTCACTCGATCGAATTGTTCGAGGAGTTGCTCGATGACAGCGTCATTATTATCAGGACAAACCCTTGCCTTCGCTGGAATGCAGCGTCAGCAGTTACGGAGGCTGATCAGAAAGAAAACCGAATATTTGCAAAGAAAAAGAGTACAGGACGCATCGACGGCATTTGTTGCGGGAGCCATGGCGATCGGTGCTTCCGAAGGATATGAGGATGATTCCGGCGATATTGACGACTTTTTCAGTAATCCCATCAATAGTGTGAGTCACCATGAATAAAGAGAAGAAGCCTGGCCGGATTAAAAGTGCCGTTCGCCGGTGGCTCGGCGTACCCATTTCACTTACTGACGGCGAATTCTGGGCTGCCTATGCAGGTGGGCAGTCAGCTGCAGGCAAATCCGTTACCGGTTGATAAAGCCCTGCAGTTGTCGGCGGTATGGTCATGCGTGAGATTATTATCCGAAACCATAGCAACGTTGCCTGTTGGTTTTTACGAAAAAACAGCTGATGGCCGCCAGAGTGCAAACGAGCACCCGCTTTATGAGCTCCTCCATAATCAACCTAATGCTGACATGACCGCTGTGGAGTTCTGGGAAATGATCATGGCCAGCCTCCTTTTATGGGGGAATGCTTACGCAGAAATAGACCGAACCGGAAAGCGTATTACCTCGCTGGTGCCTCTCAGGCCAGAAAGGATGAAGGTTGATTTAAGTAACAGCGGAGAGCCCATTTATACCTACCGCGACTGGCCTTCAGGTTTATCCCGAAACATTGATGAGCGAGACATTATGCACATCCGTGCCTTCAGCATAATGGTGTTATGGGGCTGTCACCTATCAGTTATGCCCGTCAGACACTTGGTCTGGCAATGGCAACAGATGAAGCCAGCGCCAAAGTTTTCAAAAACGGTATGCGGCCCAGCGGCGTTCTCTCAATGGATCAGATCCTGAAAAAAGAGCAGCGCAATGAAGTCAGGGAAAGCATGGTTGAACAATTTTCCGGTTCCATGAATACCGGGAAAATGATGGTTCTTGAGGCGGGCATGAAGTTTCAACCTGTTGACCTCAACCCGGAAGATGCCCAGATGCTGCAGTCCAGAGCATTCAATATCGAAGAGATTTGTCGGTGGTTCAGAGTATGGCCGGGGTTGATTGGCCATAGTGCCCAGGGGCAGACGATGTGGGGGAGCGGGGTCGAACAGATGTTGATCGGCTTTTTAACTTTTTCGCTTCGTCCATGGCTGACCCGTATAGAGCAGGCGGTTCGTAAAAGTCTCCTGGCTCCGGGAGAAAGAAATAAGTACTTCGCAGAGTTTTCCATCGAAGGTCTCTTACGCGCCGACAGCGCCGCCCGTGCCGCCTTTTACTCAACAATGACCCAGAACGGTCTGATGACCCGCAATGAAGCACGGCAAAAAGAAAACCTTCAGCCAAAACCCGGCGCTGATCAACTTACCGTTCAATCCAACCTGCTGCCGATAGATCAGCTTGGCAAGTCCGGCGACAGTGAATCGGCCAAAAACGCATTGCGGGAATGGCTTGGCATTAAATCAGAGGAGACGCCGGAATGTACCGGAAAAACGCAGCCATGAAAGTAAAGGCATTCGACTTCGACATTAAGGCCGTCAACGATGACGGCCTTTTTTCTGGGTACGGTTCTGTCTTCGATGTGGTGGATAGCTACAACGAAGTCGTGGCGCCGGGCGCTTTCCTCGAAAGCATCGAGGAAACACGGGCGAAGGGGAGAACGTTCCCGGTTCTCTGGCAGCATCGCACCGGCGAACCCATAGGCAACTGGGATATTTCGACCCTCAAAAGAAGATAAGCATGGCCTGTTTGGTGAGGGGGCGTTGTGGCTTGACGATGCTGCCTATGCAAAAACAGCCTGGCGGGGCATGAAAACTCGTGCCATTACCGGCCTTTCTATTGGCTATTACGTCCGGGAATCGAATTACGATGAGAAAACCCGGATCCGCACATTAACGAAGCTCGATCTGGTTGAAATCTCGATTGTTACCGTCCCGGCCAACGACGATGCCCGCATCGACGTCATTAAATCGAAATTGTCACACGGTGATCTTCCTTCCTTACCTGAATTTGAGAAGTTCCTGCGAGAGGCAGGTTTCTCGAAAAGTCAGTCCGCTGCGGTCGCCTCCCGCGGGCTGTCCTATCTGCTTGACCGGAGTGAGTCCGGGGGCGAAGACGGCGAAACCAAAGCGGCTATTGCGGCGATGCGCCAGCAACTGAGCCAGTTTTCTCTCCCCAAAATTCTCTAAGGGATATATATGTACAAGAAAAAATCGGCTGACGATCAGCCACAAACAATTGGCGAAATCTCTACCCAGCTCACTATGGTGATTAATCAGGTCAAAAACTTCGGCGAAGACGTGAAGAAAAAAATGGAGGCCGGAGAAACCGTTTCGCAGGAACTGAAACAACTAACGGACGAAAGCCTAAATCAGATGAACGAGCTGAAAGAACGCCTCACTGAACTTGAGCAAAAAGGTGCACGCCGTCAGAACGACACACCTCAGCAGCGAAAATCGATCGGTGAGCTGGTGGTCGAAAGTGAAGAGTTCAAAGGAATGGACAGCTCGGCCCGCAAGAGCATCCGTGTAAGGCTTGAGCAGAAAGACATTATGAACGTACCGGCGACTACGGGCACTGGCGTGAGTACAACCAACAGCCTGGTGGTCTCCGATCGTGTTCAGGGCATTATCGCCCCGCCGGAACGAACTCTGACAATTCGTAATCTGCTGATCCCTGGCAATACCGCATCTAACGGGATTGAATTCGTTCAGGAGACAGGGTTTACCAATAATGCTGCAGCTGTGGCGGAAGGTGCCCTTAAGCCAAAATCAGACATTCAGTTTGAGCTGAAAAGTGCGCCGGTTCGTACCATTGCGCATTATTTTAAAGCGTCCCGTCAGATCCTGGACGATGCGCCCGGTCTGGCCAGCTATATCGATGGCCGTGCTCAGTATGGTCTTCGCTTTAAAGAGGAGCAGCAGTTGCTGAGCGGCGATGGAACCGGTGCGAATATCCTCGGCATTCTGCCGCAGGCAACAGAATTTGCACCGGCCCTTACCTTGTCCAATGCCACGCCGATTGATCGTCTTCGTCTGGCGGTTTTACAGGCCGTCCTGGCGGAATATCCGGCATCCGGTTTTGTACTGAACCCGATTGACTGGGCGGGCATTGAGCTGACCAAAGATAACGAAGGCCGCTATATCATCGCGCAGCCGGTTAATGGTGGTGTTCCGCGTATCTGGGGTCTCCCGGTTGTGGAAACACAGGCCATGGCGCAGAACAACTTCCTGACCGGGGCGTTTAATATGGCGGCGCAAATCTTCGACCGCATGGATATCGAAGTCCTGCTCTCCACTGAAAACGAAGACGACTTTGTTAAAAACATGGTCACAATTCGTGCGGAAGAACGTCTGGCGTTGGCGGTCTATCGGCCTGAGGCTTTTGTCACCGGTACTGTAACCGCTTCTGGCGGCTGACAAACACAGGGCCGTTTAGCGGCCCTCTCTTTTTGAGGAGAGCATGATGGCCAGGAAAAATGTGGCTGAATCTACTGCATCAGTTAACGAGAACTTATCACCTGTACCCGATTCCGGGGCTATTCAGGTTCAACCTGTCCGGCGTTTTATGGATGGCGATATTTTCAGAACGCCAACCGATGATCCTTTTCACGTTTCTCGCTTACGTGCTGCCGAACTCAAAGGTAACGGGCTGGTGACGATAGTTGGTGAAGCCCCTGATAACAAAATGAACCGCGCCCCCGAAACCAAAGGGTAATGGTTATGACGGTAATCAACACTGAAACAGCCATGGAACATCTCAGGCTGGATGATGAAATCGATAAAACGTTGGTGGAGGGGTATCTGGCCGCTGCGGAGGATGCTGCTATGCAGTTTCTTAACCGTCGTTTTTTTGCAGACCAGGCCGCACTGGATAACGCAGTTGAACATGAAAGCGCCGGCGATCGCCCAATTATTATCACACCCTCTGTTCAGAGTGCGGTTCTTCTTATATTGGGCTGGTTGTATGAAAACCGCGGGGATGATCTAAGCCTTGATATCCCTGGACCTGCGCGTTGGTTGCTTAATCCATATCGCATAGATATGGGAGTTTAACGGAGGGACCATGAAGATTGGACCGATGCGGCACCGGATCACCATCCGTAATTTTACCGCTACGCGAACTCCATCCGGTCAACCAGTTGAAAAATGGGAAGATGGAAAAACCATCTGGGCAGAGGTTAAGGGAATCAGCGGGCGAGAGAGCCTGACTGCCGGAGCCGAACGAGCTGATGCGACTGTTCGTGTCTGGGTTCGGTACCGCAATGATATTTCTGCCTCATCCCGGCTTCTTGTGTGTAACGGCCCATACAAAGGAGTGACATTGAACGTCACCGGGCCTCCAGTGCCAGACAGCAAAGGTACCCGCCTGGAAATTCTCTGCAAACAGGGGACCGAAAAATGATTAATGTGAATCTGGATTTTTCCGGTTTGCAGGATATCGCCCGAGACCTGCAAACCCTCAGTAAGGCTGAAAACAATAAAGTCCTCCGGGATTCGACCCGCGCCGGGGCTGAAGTGCTCCGACAGGAAGTGATTGATCGTGCTCCCGAACAAACCGGGAAGCTGAAGAAAAACGTTGTTGTCGTCACTCAAAAAAGCCGCCGCCGTGGTGAAATCGCATCGGGGGTGCATATTCGTGGTGTCAACCCGCAAACAGGGAACAGCGACAACACCATGAAGGCCAGCAACAAACGGAATGCTTTCTACTGGCGCTTTGTTGAACTGGGAACGGCAACAGCTCCCGCTCATCCTTTTGTCCGCCCGGCGTTTGATACCCGGCTGGAAGAGGCTGCACAGGTAGCCATGCAGAGGATGAATACGGCGATTGATGAGGTGCTGGCTAAATGACAGAGGATGATATCTATAACCTTCTGTCTCCGCTGGCAGACGGGCGGGTTTATCCGTATGTGGTACCGCTCGGGAGCGACAATCTGCCTGCTGTTGCCGACCCTTACATCATTTTCTCAATACCGACTGACGTATCCGGGGATGTGTTCTGCGGGCAGGCCGAATCTACGCTACATATTCAGGTTGATGTGTGGGCAAAAACAAACGATGAGGCCAGAGCGTTGCGGCTTGAAGCTCTTTCCCGGCTGGAAGTGCTTTCACCTGTTGAAGTGACAAAAATCCCCGGCTACGACACAACAACCCACCTGCACCGGGCAACGCTTGAAGTAACAGTCATTGCCTGACTGAAACCAATCCAATCCGACCGCCGCTGGCGGTTTTTTCATTTATGGAGGCTGCAATGTCAGCACAATTTGAACGCGCCCAGAAAACGAAAATTATGATTACGTCAGTGCCGGTCACTGCTGCAGAAATGGATACGGCGACCTGGCTTGAGTTGAGTTGTACCATCAAGCAGGCCAGTTTTACCGCCGGTCAGAAAAACGATATTGACGTGACGACGCTATGCTCAGATGAAACGGAGAATATCAACGGACTTCCGGCGCCATCTGAAATGTCTCTTTCCGGTAACTTCTACCGCAACCCGGCACAGGATGCCCTGCGCGCGGCTTACGATAACGACGGAATCCATGGATTTAAGGTTATTTTCCCTTCCGGAAACGGGTCCCAGTTTCGCGCGGAAGTTCGTCAGCATACCTGGGATTCTCAGACCAACGGTGTGGTAGCAGCAACGTTCTCCCTGCGCCTGAAAGGTAAGGCAACCAATATTGACGCCCCTGGTGTCCTGTCTTTCTCTACTGACCTTCCTGCATCGCAGACAGTTGCGGTCGGTAGTGCCCTGACAATGGGCGTGGTCGTCCAGGGCGGCACGGAACCTTATACCTACGTCTGGAAAAAAGGCTCTTCTACAGTCAGCGGGCAGACCAGCGCAACGTTTAATAAGGCCAGCGCAGTATCAGGCGATGCTGGCGTTTATTCCTGTGTGGTTACTGATGCTGATGGCACCGTTATCACCTCTGCTGACCACACCGTCACCATCAGTTAATGGAGCGCCGGGGAACCGGCGATAAACTTAATGTCAAAACAGAATCTTAAAGCGCTGGCGCTGGCCCCGATGGCCGGTTTTCGTAAAAAAGAAGTCCCCGTCCCTGAGTGGGAAAACGCCAAAGTTATCATTCGCGAACCATCCGCTGAAGCCTGGATTCGCTGGCAAGGGATCGCCAGCCCGGAACAACCAAAACCACCGGAAGGGCAGGAAGCACCAGAGGTGCCAGAGCTGACTCCCTCGGAACGTGCTTTCCGCACGATGCGGGCAGATGTCGCGCTCTTCATCGATATTTTACTGGATACCGACCTGCAACCCGTCTTTACCGTCGATGATACGAAGCAGGTTGAATCAATGTATGGTCCGGTCCACTCCCGTCTTTTGAAACAGGCACTCGATCTCATTCGTGACGCGGATGATGCCAAAGCAAAGTAAAAATGCCTGGCATGCAGTTCCTGATGTCGCTGGCGCTCCGGATGGGACGCACGCTGGGCGAACTGCGACAGACTATGACGGTAGGGGAGTTCAGAATGTGGGCTGAATACGACCGTATCAGCCCGATCGGTGATATCCGTGGCGATATTCTCAATGCACAGTTGGTTTCAGCGGTGTACGGCGCACAAGGCGGAAAACTCACCATTGAAGACGCTCAGCTTCAGTGGAGCACAGAAGAAGACGAGGCAAGTGACAGCGGCGATCCATTTGCTGGGTTAGAGGCCGCTTTGCTTGCTGCCTCAGCATGATATTACAAAATAGGATGGTCGATATTAATTCGTGTAGAAGCCTCTCTTTACAGGTGTTATGTTGTTTTTTTTGACACACGGAGTGCTTTAAATGACTACTACTGGCTGGATTTTATTATTCGTTTTTGCTCGTCTTATTGATCTCGTTATCTGGTATTTCCTTAAGGAAGGTGCGAATAAGCAGGTCATTTCTTCCCAAGCTGACTCGCTGATTAAAATTTCGCGGATCTGGGCCGATTTTTTTCCCGCAAACACATCGAATCAGCCTATTTAGGCTATTTTTTCCACCATTTCTGGCGTTATTTCCGGTTTTTACTGAGATCTCTCCCACTGACGTATCATTTGGTCCACCCGAAACAGGTTGGCCAGGGTGAATAACATCGCCAGTTGGTTATCGTTTTTCAGCAGCCCCTTGTATCTGGCTTTCACGAAGCCGAACTGCCGCTTGATGATGCGAAACGGGTGCTCCACCCTGGCACGGATGCTGGCTTTCATGTATTCGATGTTGATGGCCGTTTTGTTCTTGCGCGGATGCTGCTTCAAGGTTTTTACCCTGCCGGGACGCTCGGCGATCAGCCAGTCCACATCCACCTCGGCCAGCTCCTCGCGCTGTGGCGCTCCTTGGTAGCCGGCATCGGCTGAGACAAATTGCTCCTCTCCATGAAGCAGATTACCCAGCTGATTGAGGTCATGCTCGTTGGCCGCGGTGGTGACCAGGCTGTGGGTCAGGCCACTCTTGGCATCGACACCAATGTGGGCCTTCATGCCAAAGTGCCACTGATTGCCTTTCTTGGTCTGATGCATCTCCGGATCGCGTTGCTGCTCTTTGTTCCTGGTCGAGCTGGGTGCCTCAATGATGGTGGCATCCACCAAAGTGCCTTGGGTCATCATGACGCCTGCTTCGGCCAGCCAGCGATTGATGGTCTTGAACAATTGACGGGCCAGTTGATGCTGCTCGAGCAGGTGGCGGAAATTCATGATGGTGGTGCGATCCGGCAGGGCGCTATCCAGGGATAATCGGGCAAACAGGCGCATGGAGGCGATTTCGTACAGGGCATCTTCCATGGCACCGTCGCTCAGGTTGTACCAATGCTGCATGCAGTGAATACGCAGCATGGTCTCCAGCGGATAGGGCCGTCGGCCATTGCCCGCCTTGGGATAAAACGGCTCGATGACAGCGGTCATATTCTGCCATGGCAGAATCTGCTCCATGCGGGAGAGGAAAATCTCTTTTCGGGTCTGACGGCGCTTAGTGCTGAATTCACTATCGGCGAAGGTGAGTTGATGGCTCATGATGTCCCTCTGGGATGCGCTCCGGATGAATATGATGATCTCATATCAGGAACTTGTTCGCACCTTCCTTAACAGAGGAAGTGTAAGAGCAAATGATCAGATCGCTATGCTTAAAGAAATCTCTGAAAAGCAAAGTGCACAAATTGATCTTCTGATTGCACTTGCTCATAAAAAAGATGAACCAGAAAAAGATTACCTCGAAGAAGCCAGGAAGAAAGCTGGTTTAATTTAATAATGTTGAAAGCATAAAAAAGCCCCGCATTGCGGGGCTTTTTGTTTCCGAGGAAATGAAATGGCAACCCTGCGTGAACTTATCATCAAAGTTTCTGCTAACTCTCAGTCATTCCAGACTGAGATCGCCCGCGCATCACGCATGGGACAAGACTATTATAAAACTATGCAGGATGGCGGGCGTCAGGCCGCTGCCGCTTCTAAGGAAAGCCAAAAAGCTCTTTCCGAGTTAACGGATGGATTTGCTTCCGCTGGCCGAGCTGCTACGGCTGCAGCTGCAGCATTTGCTACAGGTAAACTGGTTCAAATTGCAGATCAATGGAACTCAGTGAATGCCCGGCTTAAACAAGCATCAATATCTACGAATGATTTTACTTTATCTCAGACTCGTTTAATGGCGATTAGCCAGAGTACGGGGACTGCTTTTACTGATAACGCCAATTTATTCTCGCGAGCTGCTGCATCTATGCGTGAATTTGGCTACAGCTCAGATGAAGTACTCAAAATCACCGAGGCGGTATCAACAGGACTTAAACTATCAGGTGCGAGTTCTGAAGAGGCCGGTTCTGTTATTACCCAGTTTAGCCAGGCGCTTGCCCAAGGGGTGCTGCGTGGTGAAGAGTTTAATGCTGTTAACGAATCTGGGGATCGAGTCATCCGCGCATTGGCAGCAGGCATGGGGGTTGCGCGCAAGGACCTGAAAGCAATGGCGGATCAGGGACAACTCACGATTGATAAAGTCGTGCCAGCATTGATTAGCCAGTTGGGCGTATTGAAGGGCGAGTTTTCCTCGTTACCGCCGACAGTTTCGGGATCAATGCAAAAAGTAACGAACTCGTTTATGGCCTGGGTTGGAGGTGTAAGCCAGGCGACTGGCGCAACAGATGCCCTTTCTGGGGGCCTTGATGGCCTGGCAAAGACGCTTGATTCTCTTACATCTTCCGCTGTAAGTGGGGCCCTCAGTGACGTAGCAGATAATATGTCATTGGTTACCACCGCTGCAGGTGGCCTGGTTGGGATAGGGTTGGCTCGGTATCTTGGTGGGATTGTTACAAGCGCAACCAGCGCCACCGGGGCGCTTATTTCAGCTGCAAAATCAGAAGTAGCACTTGCCGTTGCACAGGAAAAAGCTGCTCAATCTTCTGTTGCTGCTTCCCGTGCTGCAGTTTATCGGGCCCAACAGGCACTTCAGAGTGCGAAAAGTGCGGATGTTCAGGCTGCGCAACAGGAGAGAGTCGCGGCAGCAGAATCTAAAGTCACTGCCGCGCAAAGCAGACTTACTACCGCGCTTGCTAGTGGAACAGCAACAGAAAAAGTACGAGCCAGGACAGCGCTGGAGCGTGCGCAAGCTGGTCTAATGGCCGCCAAAAATGCTGATACACAGGCTATTGCGGAAAAGAAACTCGCTGCAGCCCAGTCAACACTTAACCGTAATATTTCAGGGAGAACATCTGCACAAAACAACCTCAACAGTGTTACATCTGTTGGCACCCGGTTGATGAGTGGCGCGATGGGATTAATTGGTAGGATTCCGGGTTTAGTGATGTTGGGTGCAGGTGCCTGGTATGCTGTTTATCAGAATCAGGAGCAGGCCCGGAAATCTGCTCAGGAGTACGCCAGCACGATTCAGGAGGTTAGTGCCAGAACTAAAGCGATGACGCTAACTGAGGCCTCTGACAATGAAGATAAGACGCGTAAATCACTAGAAGAGCAAAATCGACTTATATCAGAACAATCCAGTAAAGTTAAAACATTAAAAGAAGAAATAGCTGGTTATCAATATGTACTGGCAAACAGGGGGCCGACAACTAGCGGTGGGTTTATGATAAACCACCTCACAAGTGTTGAAACTGCTACGAAAGGATTGGCTACAGCGACTGAATTGCTGGCTGTTGAACAAGAGCGGTTGGCGCAGATGCAGGCCAAATCACAGGAAATCCAACAGGTGCTTGAGGGCCTTGAGCATCGCCGGGTTACCCTGATAAGGCAGCAAGCTGCAGAACAGAATGTCGCTTATCAATCTTTGATTATGATGAATGGTCAGCATACAGAATTTAACCGGCTTCTGGGGCTTGGTAATAATTTACTGATGGCTCGACAGGGGTTGGTCAATACTCCAATGCGTATTCCCCAGGCTGATTTAACATCCCAACAAACCAATGCCCTTGAAAAGAGTCGTCAGGATCTGGAGTTATCAAAACTTAAAGGAGAGGCAAAGGAAAGAGCCCGGTTAGGTTATGCCGCTGATGAATTAGGTCTTAAGGATGAACCTCAATTCAAAACAAACCGCGATCTGTATGTTAACCAGGGGTTAGCGAAGTGGCAAAATGATGAAGCTAATAAACCCGTACGTAAAGGGCCAAAAAGCGAAGAGGTAAAGGCTGCTGAAAAAACAGAGGACGTTTACAAGCGTCTAATTAAACAGCAGCAGGAGCAAATAAGCCTCGGCAGCCAGAATACTGAACTGGCAAAAGTAAAATACCAGGTTACCCAAGGGGAACTGACTTCCCTTGAGCAAGCCAAAAAAGAAACCCTTCTGCAAAATGCCGCGCTTATCGATCAGAAAAACATTGCTGAGCAGTTAAAAACGTTCCGTGAGGGTTTGGCTGACAGCAACGCAGCTGCTCGCGACAGAGGGAATATTGATTTCCTAGGTGCCGGTGCGGGAGATAAAGCGCGCGACCGTATGAAGGAGATGGCTGATATTCGCACTGACTTTCTGAAGCAGCAGCGTGATCTGCAGCGTGACTTCAGTCGGGGGGAAATATCTGAAGACCTCTATAAGCAGCAAACGGAAGCCCTGAAAACAGCGCTTGATGAAAGGCTGACAATACAGGAGGACTACTACAAAAAAGTTGATGAGCAGCAATCGGACTGGAGAGCAGGTATCAGCGATTCACTGATGAATTATGTGGATCAGGCTGCTGATCTCAGTTCAATGGCGGCATCAGCGACCAGCGAAATTCTCAATAACGCCACTAACTCTATTTCCAGCAATATGACCGACGTTCTTACGGGGGCGGTGTCATTCAAGGAAGGCATTTCGAATGTTTTCACGTCGATGGGTGAAACCATTATTAAGACGCTGATCCAGGTAGCCACGCAGGCATTGATTACGAAAGCCATTCTGTCGATGGTTGGCGGGGGTTATGGAAGCATGTTCAGTAGCATTTTGGGAAGCGCTGGTTCGGCAAGCAGTGGAACCGCTATCCAGAGTGCTGGTGCAAATTTCTCGTTTAACGCGCTGGGTGGCGTTTACGACTCTCCGTCGCTTTCTGCATACAGCGGCGGCGTATACAGCACTCCGCAGTATTTTGCGTTTGCAAAAGGGGCAGGTGTATTCGGTGAAGCGGGTCCGGAAGCCATCATGCCGCTGACGAGAGGGGCGGATGGTTCGTTAGGGGTTCGCGCTGTTGGTCGTCAGTCACCGGCAGTCCAGGATGCCGCCAGGCAGATCGAGGCGCAGCCACGTATTGCCGTTAGTGTTGACGCCCGCAGTACCTTTACCGGGCAGCCTGACGACGCAACAATGCTTGCTGTTGACCGCCGGAATGCTGCACTAGAACAACGCATCATCAATAAGCTCACCGCTGAGGTTACTAAACCGCAGAATAAATTCGGACGGGCTATTTACACTAATTTGCAGGCTAAAAAACCTACCTGAAAACCTACCGGAGGGAATGTCAATGGCAGATATTATCTATCCGGACGATTACCTGCCCATGCCACTTATGGACGGGTACGGATTTAAGCCCATATCACCACTGTTACGGACGGAGATGACATCTGGTCGCGCACGTCAGCGGCGGCTTTACACCTCGACACCGACCCAGGCATCAGTTAAATGGATTTTCCAGACTGACGCCCTGGCACAGGTGTTCGAGGCATTTTTCAGGGATGTGCTCAAAGATGGTCAGTCCTGGTTTTACATAAGGCTGCAGACCCCGATCGGAGTGAAGCCTTACAAGGCCAGGTTTGTTGATATCTACGAAGGACCGACGCTCGTTGCTCCAAAGTACTGGCAATACAGTGCGACCCTGGAGCTATGGGAACGACCTTTGCCACCACTGGGCTGGGGAAATTACCCGGAATGGCTGGCCGGACAATCACTACTGGATATCGCACTGAACAAAGAGTGGCCGAAAGCATGACCATACTCGAAAGACTCTATGCCAGCAGCGGATCGGAAGTCATCCACGATACGTTGCAAATCACCGCCGGCGATCAAAATTACTGGCTAACCAGCGGCTGGGATAATGTTTCCGTTACGCTCGAGAATGGTCAACAGGCGACATTTGAGGGGTGTGCCATTGATATCGCTTTGCCAGCCCGCAATGCTGATGGAACTCAGGATTTGAAATTCGCGATCAGCAATATTGACGGCGAGGTTTCTGGCGCTATTGATACGCTGCTCGATGAAATGAAGTCAGCAACGTTGACGTTTCGCCGGTATATTTCAACTGATTTATCAGCCCCTGCAGCCGCACCTTATACCCTTGACGTTATATCTGGCTCCTGGACACAAACCGCTGTTCAGATGACTGCCGGGTACATGAATATCCTTAAAACGGCGTGGCCGCGTAACCGATACAACCTCGCCTGGCACCCTGGCTTACGCTACTGATTTGAGGTTTCCCCTATGTTTGACCCTGAAAAATACCGTTCAGTCACCTGGCTGAAAGGCGGTCGCGTATACCCGGAACTCGATTGTTTCGGAATCATTAATGAAATTCGCAAAGATCTGGACCTGCCTGTGTGGCCTGATTTCGCCGGTGTGACTAAAGACGGCGGTGGCCTTGACCGGGAAGCGCGGAACTTTATGAAATCGCTTAAACGTTGTGAACCGTGCTTAGGTGCCGGGGTGGCCTGTTATTCGGGATCAACCGTCTCTCATGTGGGGATTGTTGTGCTGCTGGATGATCAGCTACAGATAGCGGAATGCAACCCTGGTACGCACGTCACTTTTTTGCCACTGGCGCGCTTTGTTCGACGTTTTAACCGCGTGGAGTTCTGGCAATGACAATCAGGATTTACCCCTCCCGCCTTCCTGGAGAGCCACTGGAAACACATAAGCATGGAGTGTTAACACTTCATGAATGGATGGAAAAAAATGTCCCGAGTTATTCGCAGGAGAAAACACATTCGATCTCCGTTGAGTTAGACGGGAAAATAGTCCCTCCGACTGAGTGGCCTTTATGTTATTTACGGCCCGACAGCGATGTTAAAATTTACCCGATCCCCTACGGCACCGGATTAGAAATTGCCGTGTGGGTATCGATCGCTGTTTCGATAGCCTCGACTGCCTATGCGTTATTTTTCGCGCCTAAACCTGAACTGGGTGGCTTTTCATCTAATAATGGTACTTCACTTGACCTGAATCCGGCTAAGGCGAATACAGCAAAACTCGGAGAGCCCATCCGGGAGGCATTTGGTCGAAACCGAATTTATCCTGATTATCTGGTGCAGCCTGTTACCCGGTTCGACCCGAATGACCCTACCAGAATGACGGTGGAAATGTTCGTTTGCCTTGGTTACGGCAGGTTTTCATATGCCGGGGGGGATTTTCGTGTCGGCGAAACGCCAGCGGTAACACTGGGCGATGGGTTCAGTTTTACCGGATATGGGCCGGATGACAGTGTATTGGGTGATCAGCGAAGCGAAAACTGGTTCAACAGTACAGAGGTCGGTGGGACATCGAGTGGGTCTGGGTTAGATATGGCGCAGACCTCGCCGGATTCAGATGACATTATCGCCGACAGTATGACCGTCTCAGGTGCAACTGTAACGTTTACCGGCCTGGACACCGATGACGACGATGATGAAGATGAGGATGACAACGCGCTACCTGACAGCTGGGTGGAAGGGACCATTGTAGAGATAAAAGCGCCGACTAACTTTCTGATCTCAACATCGTCAGGTTATAGCGTATTTGCCAGTAAGCTGATCACTGAACTCGCACCGATCGTGGGTATGCCGGTTACGCTGAGTTTTAACAGTGTTGATTACGATCTCTTCATTGCTTCCATTACACCAGGACAGGATGCCGTGCCGGGAGTGGGCGGTAGTGCTGCTAAAGTTCAGGCCAGCGCAGCCCCCTCGACGTATGATTTTTCGGCAGGCAGTACCACGTTTACGCTGACCTGGCAGGGGACAACTTACCCGGTGTCTCTGGTTGCTGATTACGTGAATATGTCCGGCCTGCTGATGGCCATCACTGAGGGGCTAACGGGTTCTGGTCTGGTGGCGCGGGACAACGGCGGAACGGTGCTTATCACTGAGGAATCTAGTCCTTTTGCCGGTGGCGCAATTACCTCGTCTTCTCTCCCTGTATCTGTTTTCGGAGATACTCCGGTTTACACTGCCGGAACGGCATCCACCGGCGGCAGCGCAGCTGTCACGGCTAATTTGACCCTGGCGTATAACAGTGCCACTGGGACTGCATTTTCAGGCATGCCGGAAGGCACACAGCGCTTGTCCCTGGCACATCGAGGTAATGAATATCAGATAGTGTCAACTGATGGGACCACTGCGACCGTCAGCCGCCTGGTGAGCGGTGTGATTGATGCTACCTGGCCAGGCTTCGTCATCAGAACCATGATCGACTACGAAGCGACAGGACTAAACGACAGTGATACCTGGATGGGGCCATTCCTGGCCTGCCCACAAAACGAAGTTGTGGATGCAGTTGAAGTTAATATTTCGTTCCCGAATGGGTTGTGTGGTTTCGACAGCAAAGGTAAAAAACGGATCCGTCATACAGGGATTGATGTTCAGTACCGTGTGTATGGCAGCGGAAGTGCATGGCAATCGCTCTCATTCCCCTATGCTGAAAAAAACGTTAATGGTCTCGGTTTTACACACCGAATAAATCTTTTATCCCCTGGACTTGTTGAAGTCAGAATAAGACGGCAAAACGAGCAGGGTAGTAATAATGCTCGTGATTCTATGTTCTGGCAGGCACTTCGTGGCAGATTGCTGGCACGTCCATCGTCTTATGCCGGAATTTCGACGATTGGTATCACGGTTGAAACTGGCGGGCAACTGGCTGCCCAGTCAGATAAGCGTATCAGCGTTGTAGCGACACGAAATTATGATGGGGGAGGAGATCGGACCATCAGCGGGGCGTTCTATCATGTCGCACGTAACCTGGGTTATCGTGATGATCAGATTGATATGGCAACGATTAATATGCTGGAGTCTACCTACTGGACGCCACGTGGGGAGTATTTTGATCATCAGGCTACCAGTGACAGTACATCGGCTAAGGATATTTTCGACAAGATAGCTGAGGCTGGTATGGGGTATTTCTTACTGTCTGACGGACTGCTTTCTGCAGGGCGAGAAGGCATTAAAAACTGGACCGGAATCATTACCCCTCAGGATACTGTAGAGGAAATGCAGACATCATTCAGGGTACCTACTGATGATGATTACGACGGAGTTGATGTGAAATACATTAACTCCGTAACCTGGGCAGAAGAAACGGTGCAATGCAGAACGCCAGATAATCCGTACCCGCGAAAAACAGAGTCCTACACACTTGATGTGGTCATGAGTGCAGACAGGGCATTTCGAATTGGCATGCGCCGGTTGATGAAATATCTGCATCAACGGCGGACCTATACGACGACGACCGAAATGCTGGGCTGGTGTCACGAATTTGGTGATCACATTATTCTTTCTGACGATATCCTTACGGGGAAAACTCGCAGCTGCTTAATTGACGCAATGATGTATGACACGCAGGAAATCACTCTGCATGTTACTGAACCACTCGACTGGAGCTACGCAAACCCTCGATGCTGGATACAGTTTCAGGATGCCGGGGCATCACAGTTACTCACGCCACAGCAGGTCGACGACTATACCCTGACAGTGCCATATAGCGATGACCTTCGCCCGGATGAATGGATCATGGATGACCCTGATATTGAGTTGCCAAGATTGCTGTTTAGTGACAGTGAGAAAGGTGCTCGTCATGGGATAGTTCAGGAAATAGCACCTTCCGGTGACAGTAATTGCCAGATTACTGCACCGGAATACAAAGATATTTACTACCAATACGACGACGCCTCATACCCCGGCGATGTCGCCTGATCCTCTTTAAAAATATCCTTTCACCCGCTTCGGCGGGTTTTTTCATTTTTGGAGCACAATGTATGGCCGACAACGAAAAGCTTGGGTCGACATCGCCAGAGGTATTGCTGAAGAACGCAACCAATCTGGATAAGTTAGTCAATGGCCGGGAATCAGAGTCATTGCCGGACCGTTTCGCTGTACTTCGCCGTACCTGGTACGGCATGGAGATGGCCTTCAATCGCTTCATCGCGTATATCACTGGTCGCGGTGAGCAGGCGGTTGCATCTATTGGCTGGCAGGAGCTGGGTAACTGGGCAACCGGCCTCACAGTCGATAATCGCCAGAAAATCGTTTACTACAATGGCTCCTGGTACAAATATCTTGGAGAGCTGGAACATGTCATTGCGGGGGATTCTCCGGAGAACGATGGCGGGGTGTGGTCGGCGGAAAACCCGACGGGTAAATGGTCGAACATTGGAGATGCAGCTCTTCGCTCAAACCTGGATTCAAGCGAAGCCGGTAAAAGCGGTGGCACGCTTGTCCTGCTGGAAGAGGAGATTAATGTTCAGGCGGCACTTAGCCCGATGCTTTATTCAGGGCGAGTTGTGCGCCTGTCGGTCTATTATGCTCGTGGACTAAAAGATGATGCGGCTTTTGCCGCAGCATTTGCCGACTCAAAAAATGCAGACGGGTATAACTGCCGAATCATTATCAACGACACGCCGCATACAGTTGAAATAACTGACACCATTTATCAGTTCAGAACCAACCTTGAGACGCGGTATAACCTGAATACCTACTCGGGTTTTAACTGTGGCGTTATTGGGGAATTTAAATTTAACGGGACGGCACAGTTTAAATTCATCAGGTGTTACCGGCCTTACATCAGCGTAGTTATTGAGGGAGGGACAGGGATTGCTGGTATTGATACGACGACCCCAACTAACTCATCCGTTGCAGTTCAATTTGATACCGTCGTTGTTGCTCCCGAAATTCACATTGACGTGGTTAATTACCCCGGATACGGGCTCGCCACATTCGGTACTAAATTCCTCACCTCACAGGGTGTGAAGGGCATGTATCCGTCAACCGTGAATGCCTACCTGAGTGGTGGCGCGGTGTATATGGCGGGGACCAATGGATTTGGTGAATTCAGCAGTGTCTGGGAGCTTGACTGCACGCACGGGTCTGTCTTCAACAGCATTTATGACGTCGTGGTGCATAAGTTTGAGGGAGCAGACCTTCTCGTCAATAACTGTAACTCACTGCGCTTTAGCCAACTCCTGCTGGGCGTTGCTAACGCGAAGATTTTCGACAGCCAGGGCGTTTATGTAGGGCACCATCTTGGTGTTGCCGGGGCCAGCCCGACGGTGAAGCAAACCGAAGACCTGTTCTGCATGGACATCGTCAACTCGTTTACACGATTTGGTCAGTCCCGTCTGTTTGGCCCTAACTGTGGTTTCCGCATCGGGTCCGCGGCCTTTGTGCTCTTTGAGCACATTGAGGGGCGTTACATAAACCAGGCAATTAGCATTACCAATAACAACTCCTATACTGGCACCTCCTCCAGTGTCACCGCAGATGTTCACATTAAGTCCATTAACGTTGTTGACGGCAACGGGCAGTATGCTTACTCCAGCAAACATTGCATCCACGTCGATGACGGCATGTTAGCGAATTTAACGGTGGAAGACGGGCGTATCCAGTGGAACGTTAACGGCAGAACATCGGAATACGCCTACGCGATTTACGGTGGCTCACTGTCCACGTCGCATATCAAAATCGACAACGTTCGCCTTCTGGGTAACTACGATGCTGAACCGGTATACATGCCGAACTATGACTGCATCGTGAAAATGCACACTCCGGATACCGAGGTTAACGTGGGCGGGACCCGCACTACAGGCAGTGGACGTCGCCTGCGGGTGAGCTGGGGCATGAGCACAACAGAAACGGAGTACACCAGTAAACCAAACAAGCGGGTTTATTACGTTGTGCAGATTAATGATGCAACAAACGGCAGTGCCATATTCAATGTGGACAGCAAACCCGCAGGATACTTTGCGGGCGTCACCGGCAAGTTCAGCGGGAACTTTGGTGTTTCAAAGGGCCAGAAAGCTAACTACTCCCTGGGGTATGCAACGCTGCTGGATTCATACGCCGAACTGGAATTGGGTTAACAGGAGAAAACATGTCTGATTATGAACTGCCAGCCGCCGGCACCGTGCTGACCTGTATTGAGTTGAGAGGGTGCCGCGTAGACTCGCTGACTGAAGGTGTCACCTATCCGGTTATTTTATCGGGTGCCGGGGATGATGAATCCCCGAATGTTCACCCGTACACCCGTCTTCGTATGGCTCCGAACCTGTTTACCATCACAGGGGATGACGGTGCGGCAGTTTTACTGGAAAGTCTGGACAGTAACATTGCGTTGTTCTCCGCATCGTAATTGCCTGTGCATCAGAAATGAAAAGAGGTGTTTATGGAATTGCCTGAAAAAAAGCGGGATGAATTATCAACACAACTAAAACGGGATGAGGCCTCGATTCAACTGGTTAAAAGCAGAATTGCCAGCATTGAATCTATGGCTGCCAGATTCCCGCAATACCCTCTGAGTGACAGAGCGAAGGCTGAGCTGGCCGGGTGGCGCGATGCGCTTAAAGAACTGGAGGAAGAAAAAGAATGAATGCTCGGTTCCTGGGGTAATATTTCATTTCGAAACCTATTTGGTTGTTGCGTTAGATTTTTTATTCATACCATCACTGGTGTAATGTTATTTAACTTGCATTAACGAGTCATGAAATCCAGCCAGACCAACCTCATTATCATCCCGTATCCCTTTCAATGTGTAATTTTCACCACTATCGGTTTTAGTCAGAACCGGCGCGGCAGTTACGGTAATGTCCATTCCTGGAGCCGGGACGATAACGCCCCCCCGGCTCCAGGCTTGATGAATTTTTTAGCGGGATTAACTGGCATTTTCCAGTGATTGCTGCAGAGAGGTTTCCCCTTCATCCAGAGGACTACCCGTGCCGGAGTAAGTGAATGCATGCTCGCCGTATCCCGGCATCTCACCGCCAGGAACGGCAATGCTGTATCGTATCGTACAGCGACTGGCGCTCAGTGATATGATTGATATCGCCGTGTACTCGACATCAATGGTCTCCGGGTCAACCTGTAACGCCGCGTTACCCAGTGCCGGGTATGTTTTTAACGGCGTGACGGTTTTTGATAATGTAAAACTCATGATTACCTCACACAAAATGTATTTCGATTGAATAAGCGGTGTACAGAGAATTGTTATTACTGGAGTTCAGATATATTGCATGCTCACCTGATGCCAGTTGCGCAATGTGCTCCATATAGTTTGATGCGTCCGTTGCAGTATCAACTGATGCTGCCGCCAGCCACGCTATGAGTTCATTTGAAGTAGTACCATCAGCAGTAACCAGCATATTACCCGTCTGACTTAATCCTATGGTTCTGACCAGGACCTTACTTACCCGCATGGTTTTTGGGAGCAGTATTTTATTGGCATAATTTGCTACGGACACACTGGCGCGTGCTGTCAGCGAGTTCATTCTGACTATCTGTGTTGGTTCGAATGCAGCAGCGAAAAAGGCAGCATTCGCTACTGCTACATTCGATATGGCGCCATCATTGTAATTATTACCTGAAACACTATAGCCATAGGTGCTTCGGTTAAAGTCGAACCAGACTTCTGCGCCCGTTATTGAGTTATCCAGATATTTTTCGTGATAGTCCCCTTTTGCGGCCGTCGCATATGTCGTCAGCGTTTTCAGAGCGGTAGCCACGCCTACAAAAATATTTTTTGAGAACTCAACGCCGTCACATGACCCTGTGACATTACCATCAGAAACCCTGACGCCCTGACAGCTGGATTGAGTAAATGCAGTCCCCGTATGAATTAAATCGTACTGCTCAACGCCAGTCAGGGATTTATCCACCGTAACGACCAGAACACCTTGTTGCTGCGAACTGCTGTACGTACCCCACTGGGTGATGGATGTGTCCAGGGTGATACTCGTTATGGTATATAGCACCCCGTTAATGTAAAACGTACTACCCGTTGACAATGCGGCAAAACGGTTAAACGCATAGGTATAAAACTGGTTATCTGCCACAACCTGCAACACGATATCCCACGGATCATACTGAATGTCCTGTGTAAAATTGCCATCAACAACTAAGGTGTTGCCTGCCCCGATGTAGCCCTGAACCGAATCCGCAGGTAGTGCCTGCACACAATTATAAATTTCATTTTGTGCTACATAGTTACCTGACTGATTACCATATAGCGTATTTTTATTAACGCCGTATATTCCGCGATAACAGTTATAAATTTTATTGCTGGTAATCTGCGTATTTGAGATGTTCCACGCAAGCAAAATACCAAGACCTGCGTTCCTTATAACATTGTATGAAACGACGTTGTTATTGCTGAGTACATCGGTGAATCCATTCTCACATTCAACGCCATCTAAACAGATATCCTCTATTTCGCAGTGAAGAACCTTACAATGACTGCTCTTACGGAAGATGTTAACACCGCTCTGGCGAGCCACGTCGCTCACTTTTGAATACTGCACGGTTCCATTTGTGCAAGTCTCTCCGTGTATACCGTAGTCCCAGGTATGCGAGACCTTCACATTGTTCAGTAAATAAGTATCGGTGTTATAAATCAGGATGCCCTTATCCCCTGGTTCTGTACGGCCAACCGCGTCCACCGTCTGGTCGTTCATTTTAGAACCAATAACACAAATGCCATCGACAGTTAAATTATCGCAATTATCAAACCAAACCACAGCGTTGTACCAGCGACTGTAGACCTGCCAGTCATCACGACGCTCTTTAGCGGAGATGGTAAACCCGTCATGAGAATTGATAGCCAGATTTGCCGTGTCACTTTTATGGATAGCACTAGTGACCTGATGATACCCATATCCATCCATGGTAAAACCCTCCTCCAGAACGTCAAATAACGCTCGCATCCTTTCAGTGGCGTCAGTCCCATCCCCACCAGTCAGACCCGCATCATGGGTTGACAGAGTTTTATTTTTTATTTTTCGACACCACCCGTTAAAAATGGTCACGCCATTATTAACTGTTGACAATGAACTGACGTAATAGAACTCTCCGCCGCCCAGTGGTTCGTCATTAGCCGTTAATTCATAATAGGAATCCAGTAAGACCCTCTCACCATCATTACCGGGGAGAGCTGCCAGTACTGCTGCGCTACGAACCTGACCAACCAGTTTAAAGCCGTCGCCTGAACCCAGGTTTACGCGAATAACCCCGGCAATTTACAATCAGATTTTTCAAAGGGTTACAACATGCTGATTGGCTACGCTCGGGTGTCTACTGGCGATCAAAACCTCGATTTACAGAAAAATGCACTGATTCGCGCAGAATGTGAGCTGATTTTTGAAGATACGGCCAGCGGAAAGAACGCTAAGCGGCCGGGACTACGACGGGCAATCCGCCGACTTCGTCCTGGTGATTCGCTGGTGGTCTGGAAACTCGACCGCCTGGGTCGTAGCGTGCGCGACCTCATTACCCTAGTGTCAGAACTGCAGGAAACAGGCATTCATTTCCGCAGCCTGACAGACAGCATCGATACATCAACTCCAGCAGGTCGCTTCTTCTTCCATGTCATGAGCGCACTGGCTGAAATGGAGCGCGAATTGATAGTGGAGCGAACCCGCGCTGGCCTGGCAGCAGCGAGAGAGCAGGGGCGTATCGGCGGACGTCGGCGGGTGATGACCCCGGAGGTTGTCGAGCGGGCACATCGGATGCTGGAGAACGGCGCTACCCGGCAGCAGGTGGCTGATGTGATTGGCGTCGGTCTGAAGACCATTTACAAGTATTTCCCTGCGGGATAAGGATGATCACCTACAAGCCGTATGCAAGAGCTCGTAGGTGATCAAGGCTGCATAGGCAGTGAACAGCCTTTGATATTTTACTCGCGCTTCGTTTACTGACGTAGCCCGGAAAGCTCTTAAATGTGGAAACTACTGCCAAACTTTTTCACCGATTTTCACAGCTGCCATGATGGCTTGTTCGGTTTCTTTGTAAAAATTTGGGGTGGCCAGTTCCCAGCGTCCATTCCTGTGCACCATAAGCAGGTAGTCAGAGATAAGTCCTGGATCCTTAACTACGGCAAAAGTCAGCATATCCGTTGAGGGTTTGGGCAAAACGTTATCCGGAGGGAGGTAGATCCGTACCCCGGAGACAATCACATTCGCAATTTCCATCACTCCTCCATCATCCACATATCCGCCTCTTCAAACATCTCCTGGACAACCCGGCTGATTTGCTCTTTTTCGTGCTTGCTGGCATCGGTATTGATCGCCGGCAAAGTCATCATCGGCTTTACACGTACCTCGGCATCGGGAAAAATCCCGTGGACTCGCTTAGTTAATTCAGCCGTAATTGTCTCCCTTGCACCGGCCATCCCCTCAAAGTTTCTCTTGTCGTAAATCAGTTCCACCAACATTTCACGTCCCTCTTTACTGGATATAATTACAGTGTGCGCCGGGAGACCGGTAGAGATCAAGGGGTGAAAGTCCCCGACCATTGAAGGACCAGCAATCCACAAGGTCCCCGAGTCATGCGTTGCATACCGCGAGGTATGGGGCGAAGCGTTGACAGGGGTGTTGACAGGCCAGCCATTGAGCCACGAAATGTATATTAAATTACCGGGTGCCGACGTTGTACTGTTAACGGAAGGCAACATCATAGGGTGCGATACTGCGAGTGCCACATGGACCCGGCGGGGTCTGAGACCCTGGCATGTCAATACGATCTCTACGCGGGAACCGGGAGATCTCCCCTCTGACCATCTGCCAGTGTCGGAGATGGCCCGCACCGGGAAGACGAGGAGTCATAGCCGGTGATGTACGGAGAGGAGAAGTCGGACTCGCTCATAGTAGCGGCGAAGCAGGCGAACAACCCGAAAGGAGCGGAGTCAGTGGAGCGAAGGAGCGGGGCCAAGGGGAACGCGGAACAGCCACACATGCGCCGGACACAGAGCCGGGAAAGCATGTCACAGAGGCTGTCACGCGTGCGGGAAGCTGCGAAGCAGCGGAAGAAAGAACGGTTTACAGCATTGTTCCACCTGCTGACAGTCGAAGCACTGGAAGCCGCATTCCTCTCCCTGAGCAGGAAAGCGGCCGCCGGAGTGGATGGCATCAGGTGGATGGACTACGCCGGAAACATGAAGAACAACATAACAGATCTGCACCGGAGGCTACATCAGGGCAGCTACAGGGCGCAGCCCGGCAGGCGTCACTACATCCCAAAAGCGGATGGAAAACAACGCCCGCTCGGCATCGCCTCGCTGGAGGACAAGATCGTCCAGTATGCGCTGGTGAAAATCCTGAACGCAGTCTATGAAAACGACTTTATGGGGTTCTCATACGGGTTCAGACCCGGGCGAAGCCAGCACGATGCACTGGACGCACTGGCCACAGGGCTGGTACGCACTAACGTAAACTGGGTACTGGATGCCGACATCAGTCAGTTCTTCGACAGGGTGAGCCACGAATGGCTGATCAGGTTCACAGAGCATCGGATCGGCGACCGGAGGGTAATCAGGCTCATACGTAAGTGGCTCACAGCCGGGACGTCGGAGGAGGGTCAATGGCGAGCAACGGAGGAAGGCACCCCACAGGGTGCGGTCATCTCACCGCTGCTGGCAAACATATACCTCCACTACGTCTTCGATCTGTGGGCGCATCAGTGGCGACGTCGCTATGCCACAGGCAATGTGGTAATGGTCAGATACGCCGATGACATCGTCATCGGGTTCGACAAACGATACGATGCCCGGCGCTTCCGTATAGCCATGCAGCGCAGACTGAGGGAGTTCGGACTCACGGTTCACCCGGAGAAAACCCGTCTGATGGAGTTCGGCCGCTTCGCTGTCGAAAACCGTGCCATCAGGGGAAAAGGCAAACCAGAAACGTTCAACTTCCTCGGGTTCACGCACATCAGCGGGAAAGATCGCAACGGCAGGTTCATGCTGATACGAAAGACCCGCCGGGATCGGATGACGGCAACTCTGAAAGCCATCAAAGACGGTCTGCGAAGGCGCTGGCATTACTCAATCCCCGAACAGGGAAAATGGCTCAGGAGAGTGGTTCAGGGATACCTGAACTATCACTCGGTACCGGGCAACTTCCCCACCATGCAGAAGTTCAGGACACACGTAACAAACCTCTGGCGCCGGGCGCTCAGGCGCAGGAGCCAGAAGGATGATACGACCTGGACGAAAGCAAACAAACTGGCAGCCGCATGGCTACCAAGGGTTCGGGTTCTTCATCCATGGCCTGTGGAGCGGTTCACCGCCAGACACCCGAGGCAGGAGCCCGGTGCGTAAATCGCGCACGCCGGGATCTGTGCGGGGGGTATCCGGTAACGGGTATCCCTACCGCGACATATATACTGTATGCATGAACAGTGTCAACATGAGGAAGTGCGTTATGAAGTTTTACACACCAACTGAGCTCCGAGAGGTCCTATTGATACCGCTATTCAGTGACCCGGTGCAGTGCGGATTTCCTAGCCCGGCTCAGGATTATGTTGAACAGCGAATTGATCTCAACGAGTTGTTGATTAATCACCCCAGAGCTACATATTTCGTTAAGGCTGCCGGAGACAGCATGATCGAGGGCGGTATCAGTGAGGGCGATCTCCTGGTCGTCGATAGCTCGCGTAAGGCTCAGCATGGCGATATCGTGATCGCTTCTGTAGAGGGGGATTTCACCGTTAAAAAACTGCAGCTGCGGCCGACAGTTCAGCTTAACCCTATGAACAACGCTTATTCCCCGATCGTCGTCGGGAGTGAAGACACGCTCGATATTTTTGGCGTCGTTACCTACATAATTAAAGCGGCGGGCTGAGATGTTCGCGCTCTGTGATGTGAACTCATTTTATGCAAGCTGCGAGACAGTGTTCCGGCCCGACTTGAAAGGGCGGCCGGTGGTCGTCCTGTCGAATAACGACGGTTGTGTGATTGCGCGCTCTGCGGAAGCAAAGCCGTTCGTAAAGATGGGGGAGCCGTACTTTAAACAAAAAGATCAGTTCCGCCGGCAGGGCGTGATCTGCTTCAGCAGTAATTACGAGCTTTATGCGGACATGTCGAATCGGGTGATGACAACGTTAGAAGAGCTCTCGCCGCGGTGCGAAATTTACAGTATCGATGAAGCCTTTTGTGATCTCACCGGCGTTCGTAACTGCCGGAACCTTACCGATTTTGGCCGAGAGATACGTGAGACAGTGTTACGCAGGACACACCTAACTGTAGGTGTGGGAATCGCCCAAACAAAAACGCTCGCGAAGCTGGCTAATCATGCGGCAAAGAAGTGGCAGCGGCAAACCGGCGGGGTGGTTGACCTGTCAAATATCGACAAACAACGTAAGCTGATGGCCGCACTGCCAATTGATGAGGTTTGGGGAGTCGGGCGCCGCATAAGTAAAAAGCTGGAAACTATGGGCATCAAAACCGTGCTGCAGCTGGCTGATACTGATATCCGTTTTATCCGGAAGCATTTTAATGTGGTGCTGGAGCGAACTGTGCGGGAGCTACGTGGCGAACCATGCCTCGGGCTGGAGGAGTTCGCACCGGTAAAGCAGGAAATCGTTTGCAGCCGTTCGTTCGGCGGTCGTATCACGGAATACCATGAGATGAGGCAGGCAATATGCAGCTATGCATCGCACGCAGCGGAGAAACTCCGTGGCGAGCATCAGTATTGTCGGTTTATCTCAGCGTTCGTTAAAACCAGTCCCTTTGCGCTTAACGAGCCGTACTATGGGAACAGCGCATCAGTAAAGCTGCTAACTCCAACCCAGGACAGTCGGGACATAATCACAGCGGCGACAAAATGCCTCGATGTAATCTGGCGAGACGGACATCGCTATCAGAAAGCAGGCGTGATGCTTGGGGATTTCTACAGCCAGGGCGTAGCGCAACTGAATCTGTTCGATGATAACGCACCACGTAAGAACAGTGAAAAGCTTATGGAAGTACTCGATCATCTCAATGCGGAGGATGGCAGGGGTACGCTGTATTTTGCAGGGCAGGGGATCCAGACCGCCTGGCAGATGAAACGAGAAATGCTATCCCCGCGCTATACTACGAGGTTCTGTGACCTGCTCAAAGTCAGGTGACCCAGCCTTAACATTAAGTGATGGTATTGCTACAACAGTCCACTTAGAGCGAGGAGCAGAAGTTCGTAGTTGAGTCACCATGAATCTTGCTAACAATACCGTGCGTCAATCAACTGGGAACAGGTCACTAATTATCGTCGCTGAAAAAAAAGCTTGATATGGTGGTTGTTTCGTGTTGAATATAGCAGAATAGACTTTTTTATTTTTTTATAAAACAGTTATATATGCAAAGGGTATGTTAATGATAAAAAATATAGAGATATCAAATTTTAAGATCATAGAAAGCTTGAAGTTGTCAAGCTTGAAGAGAGTAAATGTAATTGCAGGTAAAAATGGTAAGGGAAAAACCTCGATACTTGATTCTATATTTATAACCAATGATATTGCTTCTCCGGATTGCTTGATAAAACCTATTGCTTTTAGAGGTGGTTCTCCAGACTTAACTAATAATGAGCTATGGCTATCTTATTTCAGGGATTTTGATAGAAAAAACGAAATATCTATTAAGATGGAAATTGAAGATGGCATAAAACAAGAAACAAGAGTATCTATTGAGAATATAAAGTCTGATACATCAAATATAGGTACTGTTTCAAGCAATGTTATTGAGAGAAACCAGATATCACCAAGATCCTCATATAGAGGGGATGTTCTAAAAATTAGGAAGTATGATAGAGGTCAACGAGAAAGTTTATCGATGAAAATGGAAGTTACACAACAAATAAGTGGAAATCAACTCACCTCTAATTTGGTTAAGCACGGAAGTGGCATTGATGCAGCAGCAACAACATTTATAACAACATCAAGCACAATAAATAATTCAAATACTATATCTATACTTGGTAACTTAATAAAAAACAAAGATACAAAATCAATAATAGAAAGTATGAAGGAAATAAATGATAAGATATTAAATATTGAACTTGGGGTTTTAAATCAAGTACCTGAGATACTCTTTGATACCGGAGGGGATAAGTTAGTAGGACTTTCTTCAATGGGGGAAGGTGTAGGGAAACTACTAACAATTTTGGTTGTGTCTTATAGTACTAAAAATGGAATAATACTTATTGATGAGATAGAAAATGGTATACACTACTCTCTCATGCCGTCAATATTAAAAACCCTTGTTTCTCAATCTCATAGAAATAATAATCAGGTATTTTTGACGACACATAGTTCTGATGTAGTTAACGGCATAGCTAAACTTTTCTCTAGTGGTTCAGTGAGTGAGTCAGATATTTCATATACAAGAATTGGATACTCTGAAAAGAAGAAAAAATCACTGGTAAACTCATTCACGCTTTCAGAGGTTCAGATTTCTTCTGAAGGGAAATGGGAGATCCGCTGA